CGGCACCGCCAGCCCCGCCGTCTGTTGAGGTTGCAGCCCCACCGACAGCACCCGCACCACCACCACCGCCCGCAGCCTGGGAGGCATTATGACCAGCACCACCCGCATTGCCTTGGCCTGATGGAGTGGCTGCGCCAGCGGCGGAATTATAAGAACCGCCACCACCGGAACCGCCAGCCGTGCCAGCCGTGCTAGGCGTAGCACCACCACCGCCTCCGGTAGAGGTAACAGAATCAAAAACCGAATTGGAACCGTTTGAGCCGTTGTTATCGCCTGTGCCACCAGCACCGCCACCGCCTACAGTCACGGTTAAGGGTGTGCTGTCTGCAACCGATAAGCCTGTAGCAGTTTTGTAACCTCCTGCGCCACCGCCACCACCGCCCGGAGATGAACCACTAAGCGCACCGCCACCAGCACCACCAGCCACCACAAGGTATTCAACCTCAGAAGGGGCGACTAGCGCACCGCCATAGCGGTAAGGATTAAGTATAACCCCCATTATGTCTTGTAACCGATTAGGTAAACTTTCAGGCCCGCACCAGCAACCGTCGAGCCGATCTGGTCTATATCAACCGTAATCTCCGCATCGTCAGCTAGGGACGCGTCGGAAATCACCGCCGGAGTTGCCGCCGTGGTGGAAGTTTTCTCAGAGGCATCAATAGTCAGCTTGGTGGAGAGGATTGTTACACCGCCCTCGTTAATATCCACCGTCAATGTCGCGCCCGTTGGGGCCGTGGTTGCGGAACACCGAACCGCCGTCAGCGTGAAGGCGTAGGGCATACGGAATGTTGCCTTGGCCGTTCCTGTAGTCAGGGCTGTAGTTTCGTCTGAACAGGCAATTGAGATGTGTTCTGTGGGGGCCGTTGATCCCGTCCTAGTGGCGTTGTCCGCATCGTAAGCCTGGACCGTAACCCCTATATCGGCGTCAACAACAATTGTGGCGTCGTAAGCTTGGACATCAGTTCCAATGACAAGCCCGAGCGTGGTTCTTTGTGCCGCCGCACTCGCATCATCCAGCAATGCAGCACCCGCCGCCGTAATCGTATAGGTGGAATCCTTGAGGGTCTTTCCACCCGTTCCGTCAAACAGGGCAATAGCCGAATCCGTGGCACTCGCGGGGCCGGAAACGTCACCCGAACCCGCCAGATCGGAAAGCAAAACCTTTTTCAAGGTGGAGGCGGAATCGTCATAAGTCATAACGTAATCCGCACCCGAATCCGGCGACCCGTCAGCCGTCAAACTGCTTATATCAACGGCCAGCGTGCCGGTTGTGGAGATTGTGCCACCCGACAGCCCCGTTCCTGCCGTAACGCCCGCCACCGCGCCGCTAACGCCGCCAGAGAAGGTCGCTACGCCCGTAACAGCCAAAGTGCCGGTGGACTTAACTCCTGTCGTCGAAACCTGTAATGCAGAAGCCGTCCCCTCCCCGTCCTCCACATCTCTCAGGGTTGTATCAATACCGGCATTGGAATTGGAAACCTGCACTAAATCCTTATAGCTGTTTCCGGGCTTCTGCCCTGTAAGCGCGGTCAAACCAAATCCTCCCAATTATCGTTCGTCCAGTCCGCCCATGTATTGAGTGTCACCGTCGCGACATCCTGCACCCCGTCATTCTTTGGTGACGCCATCCCCAAGGTTGGGGCAGAACCAGACCTCCCCAACGCCTTATCAACCCTTTTTTGGTATGCCCTCTCGTCGGGTTCCCATTCAAAGCCCTTGCGCTTCAACCAACGCCAGATAATGCCGTCCGCCATAAGGCTTTCAGAGATTTTCCCGGTATCGTCATCCGCCGTCCATGCGGTTTGCCCAACCGAACCAGATGATTGGCACCACTGGTCCGAGATATATTCAAAGGCCACCGTCTCCACACTCGTCGGTGTTGGCGTGATGATGATGTTCCCGCCCTGGATACGAAACCGCCCGAAGGGGTAATTGGTTCCTGACGCCTGGTCCGCCTGGTATCCCTGCGGAGAAAGCGGCCCTCCCACCGGACGTCTTGTGGTGCGGTTCCAGATCGTGTCATTCAGCATCCGGTCGTAATCAGAGGCCACCGTGGACAGCGCGTATGACGCCGTTCCGTTGGCGGTGCTGAATGTCTCCTCGGTGATTAATTCCTGCCATGGACCACGCTCTGCCAGTTCCGCGCCTTCCTTGTTGGCAAGGCCCAGCAGCGTTCTCACGGTCTGGTCGGTTGAGTCGATAATGGCGGTAGGACGCGCAACGCCTATTTCGTCGGCTACGTCCTGCAACATGGAAAGAAGCGTCATGCGGCTTTCTTTTTCCCTTTCTTTTCGACCTTGGCGGCGAGTTCGGCCACCTGGGATTTCAACATTTCGATTTCGTCTTTTTGCCGTTCGTTCTCGGCGGCCAGCTTTTCAAGTCCGGCGTTTCCGTTGGCCGCTTCCAATGCCGCCTTCGCCTTGGCAACAAGCTCCCTTGCCCCCATGCCGACGTTCTGGATTCCGGTATCGGAAAGCGCCGCCAAAGCCTCGACGGTGGGGATGTTCATGTGCTTGAGTTCGGCAATTTGCGACTTGGAAAGCGCTGGCCACTGCTCGATAGGCCAGCCCTCGACGGCAATTTCCTCGTTCTTCTCGTAAAACTCCCACTCACGGGGCCAGCGTTGCTTGTCGCTGTCCTTGATGGGGCGAATCACCTCATCCCGCGATCCCGCCGTCATGATCTTGACGAAGGGCTTGTCCACATAAACAGGGTGGCCTTCTTCTTCCGATTTGAACTTGTGATGCACGGCCTCGGTAAAGAACTCGACGAATTGCGCCTTGTCCTGCTCCAGTCCTACAATGTCTCCGTTATTCAGCATGTTTCGCTCCTTTTAGTTTCTTGTGGATATGGGCCAGCAACCCGTCACCATGAACGGTGAGGGAAAACATCCAGCCCCATTGTTGTATAAACTCGGTGAATACCGCCGCCTGCTTGGCAAGATACGGCATGGTCTTGAACAACCGCCCGCCACACCAGACCTCTATAAACTGGTGATTCTCGTCGGTGCGATTGGTGTAAACGTGGGTCGTGTCCTCGCAACAGGCGTCGCAACCCACCATCTCGAATTTACGAAACCCCAACACCAACCCAAGGGTTAAACAACTCAATGACGGGGTGCCAAGGCATGTCACCAGAAGCGGGTTTTCATCGGGGATAACCGCCACCTCGCCTATGTCTGATCTAGCGTGCCACATGGTGACGTCTCGGCCCTCGAGTCGGTCGAAGGCCGGTGGATGGGCGTGGGAGGGTATAAAATACCTGCACCCTTCCGGGTATTCCTCACAAAGCGCATCAGGCCACGGGGCAACCTCAAGAAAGGCAAACCCCCAGGGGTAAATTCCCTCCCTCACAAGGAAGTCGTGGGCCTCATTTACGCAAATGATTTTATTGTCTGTATTTTTTAAATAATCGAGATGGGTCTTTAACGACGGGCCACCGCCAACAATAACCAGCGTGTCGTCGCGTATTTCCCCGGCTTCCAAACGTGGCAGGGGTCTTTTGCAGTTCTCGCGGATATGGCCTAAAGCCTCGTCAACCTGTTTGGGGTTAAATTCCCGTGAAAACTCCAGCGGGGAAAGTCCGGGGGGGATTTCTCCCCCCCGGTCAGTCCTAGAATCCACCAGACTTGGGATGGGTCATGATAACCTCAGTCCCGCCCGCCGGAGTGCCAAGCGCCGTGACAACCACAACACCGTCAATCTTGGTCGTGGTGGTCGCGTCGTCAAGCGAACCGGCAGTAGCCGAAGTGTAAAGGGCAACGTCAGCCGCGCAAGATGCAAGCACCGCGCCGTTGATGTTGGAACCCTTCGTGGCAACCCAGCCGTAATCGTTATCGGCAAAGGCCACCTGTGCAGCACCAATCATCCAACCGTCATCGGCCATCGCAGTCGTCAGCGAGGCCGCCTCAAAGTTTTCGTCAATGCCGACGAAATCATACTGGGTGATTGCACCGTTGGCGTGGACATACATATACACCCCGCCGTCATTGGTGGAGACACACTTGCCGAGAGCGAATCCCGGCGTGCCAGCTTCGGAATCTGCGGGTGTGGCCGTCAGGTCAACACCAGTAGAACCGTCAATGGTATAAGCCATTATTCCCTCCCTTAATCTTTGAGAACGCCCTGGAGCGAAGCATTGCTCAGGGTCATGTTACCGGCCCAGCCAATCAGCTTGACCACGGAATCCTGATTCACAGCATGGCGATCCGGCGAAAGCGGAACCATGTTGCGGTCACGATGCGGACGATAGTGGATGTAATCCGAATTGAGGAAATACATATGATTGCTCGGCGCATCGGCACCGAACCCACCATCAAGAACAACGTCTGCGCCCATGTATTTGAGCGAGGTAAAGCCAGCAGAGGCCATCTTGTCGTCAGTGACGCGCTGAATGGTCTGGAGGCTTCCCAGATAGAGGTTGTAATAATTGTTGTCGGCAACGATCAGGTCAGGATGATCGGTTCCACGAACCAACTGGTTGTAAACCGTGTTCATGTAGCCCTGAATGTTGCTTGACGTAGCGGCACCGCCGCCGTCAGTGGTGGAATCGTAAGAGATATTCCGCCAAAACGACCAGTTGGCGCGGTTAATACCGCCAACCGTTCCCGTCGAGGGGCTATCGGCAACAAGCAACTGCAAGCCACCGATTTCCTTGGACGAGGAACCCGTGCCGTCGGAATACACACCGTCGGACAGGGTGTTGACCATGGAACGCTCGGCGTTCTTCACGCGGGATTCCAGAAGGTCGATAATCGCTTCCTTGCCCGAGTTCTGAAGCTGCTCCAGGCCCGAAATCGACACGGCGACAGCAAGCTGCTTCCAGTCAAACTCGGCGCTGGTGAATACGTCCTGGGGCGTAATTTCAAGGTTTTCATACCCCGAATACCACATGGTTGTGCCGTTGGCGGCGTATTCCAGTTCCTGGTTGATCTTACGACCGCCGGAAAGCGGGCGCATGTTGCCTTTCTTCTTCAGCCGATGAAGAAGGGCGTTGTTGTTCGACACGTTGTCCGCCAGCTTGCCGGAGCGATTGCTGATGGTCGTCGTGACGATTTCCGAGAGATTCGGAGATGCCATTTTTCTGACTTCCTTTTTTTATTGTTTTTGTTCGGAAGCGTTAGAACTGGGCCGCGATTTCCTCCCTGAGAGAAGGTTTCGGACCCGCCGGGGATTCGCCCGATGGTGAACCTGTAACGCTGGACGAGGCATTGGCCGCATCCGCCGCTTTCTTTTTCACGGCTTGCGTGTTGGATTCGCTTACAGCCTTCTTTTCGTTATCGAGAAGGGCCTGCCTTGTTTCGGTGTTTCCCCATACCGCCCTGTCGTAAGCCAATTCCAGAACCTCCTTGTTGGGTTTGTTCGGATCGGTGGCGCGGATTTGCACAATAATGCCTTCCATGTCCTTCACAACAGCCTCGTAATGGGGGCGCAACAATTGTCCGTTGGCGTCCTTCTCACTGGCAAAGGCGTTAATTTCCCCCTCCACGGAGGCAAACGCGGCTTGCTGTCTGTCGTTCTGGTCACGTTGCATCATCGCCCGCAAGTCAGACACTTCGCGTTGTAGCGCGGTGGTCTGCGGGTCGGCGTATTCCTGTGCTTCGGTTAAGGTGTTGATGTCAACGGCGGCTAATTGTGATAGCCCCGTGATAATGTCGGCCTTCTGCTGCGGTGTCCCGTGTTCCAGCGTGTGAACCATGTTTAACGCCCCCTGGAATGCAACGAGAGGGGTGTCGCCCTTCGATTGCAGATAGGGGATATACGGTGTCACGATCTGCTGGAACTCGTCCGCGACCTTGGCCTTGTCGTCCATTGTCGTTTTGAGTTGCGTTACCCCGCTATCCATTTCCTCCTCACGCTGGAGGATATAGTCACGGGCCTCTTTCGGCAGGGCGCTGAATACCTCTTTGTATTCTGCTTTCCATGAGGCGGGCGCTTGTGGCGCTTCCTCTACTGCCTCCGGCTCGGCTTGTGGCTCGTCGCCGGTTGATTCTTCCGCCGGTTCTTCGGCGGGTGGTTCTTCTGCTTCGCTTTCAGGCTCCTCGTCCTTGGCCGCAAACCGCCCCTTGTCGTCACGGGTCGGGCCTTCTTCCGCCGGTTCCGCATCGAAAGCGTCGGTTAATGCCTCCCGGAGATCATCCCCGGTATCTTCAATTTCTTCGTTTTCTTCTTCCATTGCTCCATTCTCCTGTGGGCTTTTGTTGAAAGTGCGGTGGGGTGCGCGGGAGCGGCGCGCAAACACCCACCTGCCCGGCCAGGGTTTCGTTTTGCTCCTTTATGTGGCCGGGTGTTAGTTCAGCGCCCTAATGATCTCATCGCGGGGGCTGTCCAGTTCCTTACGTTTGTTGTTCATTTTCTCATTGCCGACCTCGACGCATCCGGCGTCCCGTGTGGCCTTGGCAAAGGCCCGTTTGGAATCGTAATACTTGCCGTCACAGACGTTTTGCGTGCGGTCCATCTCGTCGGAGATAATCAGCGGGGCACCGTCCCCCGGTTCCCATTTCGAGGGCGGCTCCTCGCATCGCTCCCCACTGTCCTTGTCATACCAGAGGCCGTCGGCCTTAAGCGTTTTGCCCGGCATTCATCTGCTCCTTGATTCTTTGATTTCCCTCAATCTCAGCCGCCTTCAATTCCATGTTGCCGACCATCTCCTGCTCTCGTAACGCCATGTCTGCCTGTTGGCCCTGCGCCTTCAGGGCCATGTCAGCCTCGGCCTTCTGCATTTCCGCGCTCTTGTCGCCGTGAACGGCGTCCAGTTCGGCTTTAAGCTGTTCGACGACCTGTTGGGCCTCCATCAGGCGCGGGTCGTCCTGGGGCTGTGAGAGGCGTTCCTGCAATCCCTCCATAGCCCTGTCAAAAGCCGCCTCCATGGTGCGCCCGGTCTTAAATCCCCTCACGGTGAACATCATCATTTCACCGACCAGCGGGGCCATCTCAGGGGCGGCCTGCATTAACGGGAAGGCGCGCTCGATAAACGACGACATGGCCTCGATAAACTGGATGCGGGCTTCCTTTTCCGCCTGTTCGTCGGGCTGGATGGTTGAATCGGTTTCAATGTCGATGCGGAAAGACCGCTTTACCTCGTTCCGCAACAGGTCAATGACTTGGGGAAAGAGTTGCATATCTTCTTCATCCATCAGCTTGACGCCCGACATTTCTGCAATGCGCTCGGGGTCAAACTTCTCGGCAATCAGTTCCGCCTTCATGCGGATAATATCGCGGGCAAACCGCTGAACCTCCGTCTGCCTGTCCCTTATGCGGAGAGAGGCAAACTGTCCCTTTAACCGTTGCGCTGTCGCTGTCTCGGAGGCTTGTGACGTGCCCCGGATAATGTCCGATATACCGGTAATCTCGAACAACGCATCCTTCGCCTTGTCCCGTGCGTCATACAGCCCCGCCAGAACCGTGGCGATCTGGTCAATGGGGAGATAGTCAATAACCCCTTTCAACCCGCCCTTCTCGGCAAAGGTCGCCCATTGATCCACGGGAACAAGAACATTCTCCCGGCCCTTGATGATCTGCCCGAGATTCGCCGCGACGCTTGAATCATACACACCGGCAATTTTCAGGCTTTCAAGAAGCAGGTTGATCCGCGCCGTCATTTCGTCAATTTCGAGCACCTGGTCCTGATACAGAACATAATCGGGAATGGGGTTGAGGCTGTCTGTCGTCAAGGTGGCGTATAACGGTCGCGGACAAGGGAAAAACCCCCTGAGATTCAGCGGGTCTTTCTTCCTGTCGAGCAATTCCTTGTGGTCACGGGCAATCCAGTAAACGGTCTTGGTGGTCTTGTCCCATATCTCCCAAACCGTCGCTTTCTTGAAGGCTTCATTCTGCTTGCCTTCGTCATCGAGTGCCGATTTGGGCTTATGATCGAGGGGAACCTTCTTGCCCTTGTCGCCAAATCGTTTCACCAGTTCATCACGGGTCATAAAGGCCCGCTTGGCAACCCACCTCACCTCACCCCAATACCGCGCCGGGTTGTGGAGGAAATCCATCCAGTGAATGTAATCGCAAACCGCTTCCTCGGACGTTACCTGCTGGTATGGCTCCTCCTGGGTAAAGGCCCGTCCATCCTCGCCATATTGCGCCCCCTCGGGAAAGCCTGTGCCGCCCGCCATAACATCGGCAACATCAGGCTCCAGATACTCAGGCTCCGGGGTGATGTCCTCAAACTCGGCATTGTATCGCACCCATGCCGCGCCCCGTGCGGTCAGAAGGTAATCGGTAACGCAAGAGCGCATAACCGTGTCGAAGTCGTAATTCTCCACCGCATAGCCGGTCGCCCTCTCAAGTATCTCAGAGGCGGCGCGTCCTACCGGGTCGCTGTCCTTGAATTTACGGGTTATCTCAGGATTGGGGGTCGCCGCATATAAAGCGGGCTTTAAGGTTTCGACGTTCGACCACAGAAGATTGAACTTGCGTCCCCCCTTCTCACTTGAGGGGCGCTCATCACGATACCGCTTGATAACCTTCTTGGCCTGTCCCTCCCACTTCTCCCGGTCCTTCTCGGCCATGCGGATTTCGATATCCCAACGGTCATATTCACTCTTGGCGTCGGCTACCGTCTCAAGGGGTTCGTTCAAATCCTGCCTCGTTCCTCTGGTTTCGCCGTTTTCCAGGCGTCGTTCATGGTCATAGTCTGCATGGTGCGTGGTTCTTCCGGCTTGGCCGGTTTGGGGGCAATCTCCCGCCACCCCATTGCGAGGTATCGGAAGGCGTCCGCCGCATGGCTTGTCCAGTCATGCAGGGGGCGATCCCTGAACACATTGTTCTTTTCGTCAAAATCCGCCCGGTATTGGCGCAGTGCCTCGATACCGTCCCGGCATTTCACCTCGTCGAAATACATACGGGGCAACAAAACCCTTGCGGCGTTAATACCGTCATCAATCTTGTGGGCAGGTATCAGGCGCGGCTTGCGGCCCAAACCCTGCAAGGTTTCAATCCTTGTGCGCCCGGTTCCCAATTCCCGCACCTTGGCGTCATGGGGAACCCAGTCAAACTTGTATTTATAAGGCTTGCTCTCAAGCACCTTGGCGTAATGGCCGAGGCTAAAACCACTGTTCTCGTAGAAATCAATGACGCGGATTTCATTGCCCGCCGCCTGCCAGAACCAGATAGCAGTTGAATCCCCTATCCCCAAATCCCAGACCGTGTGGACTTCCAGTTCCGGGTCATAGGGAACATCACATATCCGCCTGTCCCGTTCCGCGTCGGCTATCTCCTTGCCGAAATAAGCCCCGGCAATCGCCGCCTCAAAGGAACACTCATATTCCTGGGCGTATTGCCCCGGCGTCATGTCCTTACGAGCCAGACCCAGCTCCTCGTCGTCGATCAGACTGGTTTCAGAGGCCCGCAGCATCATGTCGAACCACTTGGGGTCTTTCACAGCGCCGTCATACACATCGAAAAAGGCGTTGCGCCCTTTCGGGGTGCCGATAAACACCGCCCAGCCCTTGCGATCCGACAAGGCCGGTCTGACAACCTCCCCCCATGTGCGGGGGTTCATGTCGGCGTATTCGTCGAGAATCACCCCGTCAAGATAGATACCGCGCAACGTGTCCGGGTTGTCGGCCCCGTAGAGCCGCACACGCCCCCCGTTCCAGAAATCTATACGGAGTTCCGACTCATTGGCTTCGGCCAGCCCTGCCGCCATTAACGGCGCAACCGCCTCCTTTAGATACGTCCAGGCAACATCCTTGGCCTGCTTGTAAAGGGGCGCGATATAGGCAAAGCGCGGGTTCTTGTTTTCACAGCGTAGAGCGAAGTCCACAAGATCGTGAACGCACGCCACGGTCTTTCCCGCCCGCCTGTGGCAGACAAGGGCGGCGAACCGTGTTTCCCTCTTGTGAAATGTTACAAACTGTTTCCGTGGCCGATAGCCGAGATCAATCTGCGTCACGCGGAACGCCGGTGAATACCGACACGGACCCGGAATGCTCTACGTCCTGCTTTTCAGACCACCGCATCCTGGCCTTTGTCCACCAGATTAAAGCCGTTGTGTCGCCGCTTGTGGCCTTCTGGTAAAGGGTCTGCGCTATCTTGGCGTTTGCTTTTGTGGCCGCCGTGTCCAGTTCTTCGCGGTAGTGTTCCCGTAAGGTCTTGGGCGCAACGCCTATCACCACCGCAATATCATCTTGCAGGATACCGCCCGCCGCCATAGCCTCTACCGTCTTGCGGCTTTGGTCTGTAGGTTCGTGCTTGGGCCTTCCACCTTTATCTTTCATTCGGCACCCGTTGATTTTGGAGCGTGGCGGTCAGTGCTGCCCTGCCGCTGTGCCGCTGGAACGGCCATCGCCTGCTTGCCACGCTTAATGCCTTTGTACATGCCCGCACCCGCTTCCTCAATTGCGCTGAATGGCAATTCAGGGACGGTCAGCCTTTCTCGGCACGCCTTATCTAGAAAATAGATATACCTCATCTGGAAACCGGGCAATGTTTCGGAGCCGGAAAAATCCCTCTTGCTCGTCCCGTGCTTCGCCGCAACGCTACCATCTGCGAGACGCACAATGGTACTGTTCTTCTTCAACCCACAAAGGACAAAGCCGCTGGCTCTGTAGATAGTCCCGTCCCCGCATTGAGTGCCGTCCGCGAAGGATACCACCCACTTGATCTGCGGATATTGTCTTTTGATAAGCCGAAAGGCCACCCCTATTGCGCGGCTCTCGCTGTTACGCGGCAGCCTCTCTCCGAAGGCCATGCGATTTAGTTCCAGCATGTCGTTCCATTTGGCTCCGGCGACCAGACCCAACAAATTGCGCCTATCAATTGGAGGGCCAAACTGCATAGCACCCTCTAAGCGCCCATCAAGGAACACGCCCATATGCAGCTGACTATTCTGCACCACCTTGCCGCTGTAATGGATACGCCTAACAAGGGCCGCCGCGTCTTTTGCGGATATTGGCTCGACACGCAAATCTTTAGCCGACGCCATATTGCCCCACAAACATCTCACAAACGCGGGACAAAGCGTTCCCGTTCCCGTTTTCGTTTGGTGAGTCAACAAACTCGCCCATCTCTTTGGCTATACGCAAGGCGTTAGAAACACTGTCGGCCTGCTCGTCGTGAAGTGTAAACGTCATTTGCTGGAAAGGTGACTTTTCACCATCCGGGAGGTCCGGGTATTCATCAATTGGCGTTGGGTTTAATGCGTCTAATTCGCCTTCATCGAAGCCAAGGGCTCCAATGTCAAACCCAAGTGCATCTAACTCGCCGATCTCACAGCGCAACAAATCCAAATCCCACCCGGCGTTCAGGGCCAGCTTGTTATCAGCAATAACCAGGGCTTTGCGCTGCGCCTCGGATAAATGGTCAAGCGCGATACAAGGCACATCATCCATGCCAAGTTTCTGCGCCGCCAAAAGCCTGCCGTGGCCAGCGATAATTCCCCGATCCCCGTCAATCAACAAAGGGTTGGTAAAGCCAAACTCCTTAATGCTGGCCGCTATCTGCGAAACCTGTTGCTCGCTGTGCGTCCGGCTGTTGTTGATATACGGAATCAGGTCAGAAACCGCGATATACTCAATTTCCTTTTTATCCACGGTAAAAACCACGTTTAATCTGCTCCGTCTTTCCTCCGGGGTGTCCCGTCAGTCTTGGTTGATTTGATCCCTCGTAAATCTGCTCCGGGTCGTATTCGATTGATTTACCCCCCTGGTGTATCCGTGCAATCTCCCGCTTCCATTCCTCTAGATCGTCGAAGTCTTTGGGGATTAGCTTTATGTGGTCTTGCATTCAGGTTGTTTCATTTATGCGCCGTCGAGTCCGTCCATGACGATTCTCCAAAAGATAACCCCGCAAGCCGGAACCTACATACCTCTTTAAACTGGTGGAGTCGTCCGGGCGCCGCCCCCGGAGTTTGCCGTTAAGATCATTTAACTGATCTTATTTGGCCGTTCTACTCGACCCCATGAAAAAACCCGGCAGGATTGCTCCGACCGGGCTTTGTGTGCGCCTCAAGGGTTTAATCTTGACGCACGAATTACATGTTATCTGGTTACATACACTTTTCGGGCAAAGGTGTCAAGCGGCTATTTCCCCCTCACCAGCTCGGCAAACCGCCCCAGCCACTGCCTTAATATTTCCACCAACCCCTCCGTCGGGATTTTATATCTCCGCGCCGTTTCCTTTAACCCCGTCCCGTCGATCACCACCCCTAGAATCATATCCGCGTTAATCACTGATTCTTTCAACTCGTCGAGCCATGGCAAATACGCTTTTGACCTGATTAACGACAAATCTTCCGTCAGTGGTTCGTATTTACCCCCTCCCCCTCGATCATACCGCCCAATCCGAGCCATGCACGGCGCGGTGGTGGCGATGTAGAGCCTCTCGATGGTCAGAGCCGCAGAAAGGTGTTCATCGGCCAAGCGCCCCGCTTTATAGAGCCGCGCAATCGGCCCTGTAATCTGTGGCTTGGTCGCTGTCTCGCCTGTCGGCCCATCCTCGTTGTTCAGATTGGCGTATTTAAATTCCTCTAACAGTTCAACCAACTCAAACACGGCCAGTTGAGCAAAATGCCGCGCCGGTCCCGCACACACATTGGCTTGCCCCTGATATTTGTTTAGCAGTTGGACAGCCTTCTCCCGTGCGTCTGTCTTGCGCCCGACAAATTCAAACCTCAAAGCAGAGAGCGTTTTCATAAACAACCCCCATTCCTCTGTACTGGTGGCGCAATTGGGGAGAGGAATTACCTTGTTCATTCTTCCCCTTTCTGCCAGTTCATGCCGCCCTCTCCCTTATTTCCATTACGCCACACCATTCCAACCGGCCACCATCTGCGCCTTTTGCGCCCGGTGGAGTTTGGCCCTCTCCCGGTTTTTGTGCTGCTCGCAAAACGTCAGAAAATCGGCAATCGAGGGCGGGCTTGGGTATTTGTGGGTGCGGATTAAATCCGTTGCCGCCTGATCGAGAACGCAATCTGGAAACTCTGAAAACTGCCGGAACCATTCCTTCATTCCGCCCTCACTCGGCGGGGTCAGAACCGAAAACAGCCGGTCCAGAACAACCGCTAAACCCTTTTCTCCCGCCGGGGATAATCGCTTTTCCTCGGCAATCACCACCTGGGCCGCGTCATTCGCCACACTCACCGAAACAGGTAAATCCATGTTACCGTCCCATTCCTGCAACGATCCGGCTCCGTCGCTCGTCGTCAGAGATTTCCCCCTTGCGGGTAGTTTGACCACTTCGCCTATTTGCTTCATTTTTTCGCCTTTTCGCTTCCATTCTGCAAAAATTCCGATAAGCGGCGCGGTAACATTTGTAGGTTTTCCCGGTGGCTTGGCAGTATCCGCGCAAATCCTCCAACACCGCAGGGGGGTCGCATCCATACCGGATTGCGTATTGCTCGTCGTCATGGGTTAAAACAAAATCATCCAACAGGGGTTTTTCTTTTTTATATATTTTTTCTTTCTTTCTTTCTGGTATCTGGCTTCTGGTATGCTGCCTTGTTTTTTGCAGCCCTTTTCCCGTTAAGTTGTTGATTTCCCTTAATTCTGCCCTTTTCTCGGCGGTTTTTAATCCACCTTTCGCGCCATTTTCGACAAACTTTCGCGCTTCTTTCGCGTCGTTTTCGCGCGTTTTTTCTGCCCGAAAATTATCCAAACACTCTCCGCTTACGAAAATCTTGCCCTTGTCGATCAGTTTTTGGCGGATGATTTTCCACTTACGAACAGAGCAGCCACAGGCGCGGGAAATCCATTGGGGGTCGTCTGGTATTGCCGCGCCCCTGTCGTAAATCAGATCGAGACAAACCGAATATGCGCCCTTCTCCTCAAGGGATAATTCCAGGGTGCCGGTGATGAAGTCGGCCCCATAACGCTTATACCAAGGCCGTGCGCTCAAGCCGCCACCTTCCTTGCGAACGCCCTGCAATTCCCGCATAGGCGGTTGAACCTTCCGTCAGCCGTGAAATCCTTGTGGCATCTCAGGCATGTGCGCCCCACCTTTTCAATCTGCGGGTTCTCTGTTTTGATATAATCCTCAACCGTTCCTCGTCTGGTATAAAAACGGTGGGCGCAGGTCTTTGGGCGTCGGGTCAGCCTCTTGCCGATCTGCCGCCATGTTGCTTTGCGTTCCCGCATGGCATCCATTATCCTGTCGTCCTCCGACGTCCATTGTTTTCTCATGCCGCCTTCCTCATACGCCATGTCTGGGATAGTTTTCGTGTTGCTTCCTTGCGCTTAAACGTCACCCTCGCGCCGATCCGTGTAATAAGGGCGGCGAGGTTAGGATTGCGCTCAACCCGGCTCTCCGCAGCGTTTATGCCCTTGATTATGGTTGTGTGGTCACGATCCAACATCCGTCCGATTTGGGGCAGGGAAAGACTGGTGGAATTTCGCGCGATCAACATGACATATTGGCGAGGCCATGCAATATTCCTTGACCTGCGGGGAGAAAATATCCACTGAATCGGAATATCAAATTCCTTCGATACCTCAATAGCGATTTGCTCAACAACGTTCATTGAAGGCCCTCCTCACCGCGTATTTTCTCAGAAAGGCCCATAACGTATAAATCACCGTCACTTCCGTGGCCGACTGGACGGAGGGAACAAATCCCCAAAATGGCAGAACGTAATAGGTGAGAAGCCACGAACCGACAAAACCGACAAAAACATCCGTCAGGGTTTCAATTATGGAGTGACGGCGGGTTTGCTTCATGCCGCCCTCCCGTAAAAGGCCGTTGCCGGGATTTCTTCCTTGCCAAACAGATACCAGGCGCAATTATCTTTACCCGTCATCTTGGAATCGGGAATCCATTTCACCCGTCCAACCGACACGATCTTGACGCAGCGCTTCATGTATTCCGCAGATTGTTTCGTGTGCATCCAGTCGGCATCGAATAAAAGCCATGTCGGCGCTATGCTCGACAGGTGCAGAATGAGAGGGTGGAGGATTTTTCTATCCCACGGCGGGTTGGTGATAAAACAATCACCTAAACACTGGTCTATACTCAACGCATCAACACCGCCTTTAATGTCTGATTCAGCCATGCAAACATGGCCGTTCTTCCATAAGTGCCGCGCCAGATCGCCATCACCGTAACAAGGTTCATCGAACCCTGTGGGGATTTTTAAATGCGACAAAAGCGGAATCACGGCCTCATAAGGCGTCGGGTAAAAGTCCCGGTCTATACGCGGAAAATCAGACCGCTTACCCATCACCACCCGCCAGTTCGATATAAACACGGAACGGCATCACAACCAAAGTCTCCCGGTTATCCTCTCGCAGAAACAGAGCGTCATTATCGCCCAGCCATTCATTCAGCCATTTGGGGAATTGTTTTCGTGCCTTCACTTCGCAAACCAGGGGGGCAGATCGTCCCACGGGGTAAACGTCAATATCGGCGTCGTGGGTGTAATGGGAGGCTCCCGACATAGGGACTCTCACGGCGTCAATGCCGTGGTCTTTGTGGAGATTGACGATTTCCCGCTCAATCCTCGCGCCTTTGTCTCTGCTCTTTTTCCCCACCCCTTTTCCTTTCATGGGTGTTGTTATTCGTTACGCCGCCGCCCTCTGTGTGAATTTCATGGCAGGCGGTGGTGCATGGCTCCGGCAATGCCTTTCATGCGCCGCCAAAATTTCACCAGCTTTCTTTCCTCGCGGTGGTCAATCTTCCCGCCCAAGGCGTCGGCATATTCCAAACTGCCTTGCGCGAGATAAAAGTTGGCATCCATGTGATTGGTGTCGAACCCGTCAATGTTGTGGGTTTCCATGACGGTAAAAACAGCATTTAAAAGATCAGGCCTGGAATCCGTCGCCCGCTCCACCGATTGCGCCGACGCGCACAATTCCGCGAAAAGAGCCGTCTGGGAATTACGGTATGTGCAGCGTGAATTACTGGAACCGGCGTGACTCATGCGGCCTCGTCCCGTGGGTATAAATCGGGGCGCAGATCATGGCGGGAAACGCCGGTGATCTTCTCCACATCCAGAACCCGTGTTGCGGGAACCCTTCGCCATTGTGAAACAGCCGCGCCGGAAATTTCCAGCTTTGCCGCCAGCTTGGACACCCCTGTGGCGCGGGTGATCGCGCTGGTAAGGGCCTCGTCTCTGTTTGTGGGATTTGTCATGAACCGCATAATAAGAAACGCTTATTATCTTGTCAAGAACTTCGTGGGGTTTATTTTTGCCTGTTGTAATAAGTTTCGCTTATTTTGTTCTTGACAGGACAATAAGCGTTTCTTAATATGGGGACACCCAATAGGGAACGGCCCCGCCCGAAGCCGTAAGTCAACAGAGGGCAACGCATCTTCAAGAAAGGGTGCAAATCGGTCGGATTGCAAGCCCGGCCTTTCGTGAAAACCGGACGCGGCGGGGGCAAATCCTCCCCTCCCACACCGCCCCCGCCGCAGAAGGCTTCAAGGAGTGAATGATGGCCCGTTATTTCAAATACCCCCTCAACAAAATTGCAGCCACGGCTGACGAGTTGGACGTGGAGATTCTGGACAACATAGAAGAAAAGGTTGCCGCCCTGATTAAATATCTCGAAGGCCAGAAAAAACAGACTGAGGGACGAGACGCCGAAAGAGCCGTTGAAGGCATGATTGGCCATGTGAGGGACGCAGCCTTCGACACCATCACCGATGTTAAAGAATGGCTGATTATGAATTTGGAGGACGCAGCATGAAGGATTTTGACCAGCGCGACTTCTTTGTCGGCCTGTTTTGTTTCGGCCTCCTGTTCTCGGTGCTTTTAACCCTTATGGGTATAGCCCCGGCAATTGATATGGAGTTAATGCGGTGAACTTCGGGGATAAGGTTTTCATAACAGGTAAGACCAGATTGCTAGGCCGTGTGGTGGATCACTTCACCGACAACGGTTCTCAGGCCCATTTGGTTTTTGCCGAGGACGGCATGGATCATATCTGCTTTGAAGGCTCGATTATCCCCGCAATTTTTCCCGATTCGATGGTTATCGTCGCAAGGTCGGCAGACACCCCTTCGGATGTGGAGCCGGTGGCATGACTGACGAGGAATTTAAAACCGCCAAGGCTGAAATCGACACAGACAAGGCGGGTCATGCTACCGCCGCCCTTCTGTCTGCAAGGAACGCTCTGATTGAGGCAATGGAGATAAGCCCGACCGAATTGGACGGCGCGGAAATCCTCAATATCACCGAGGAAATCCGTGAACTCTGCAAGCACATTCCAGAAAGGAAAGCGGCATGAGCAAGGAAATGTATATAGCAGCCCATGAACAAATGATTAAGGAGTTTATGGAGGAGAACCCGGAAGCGACGGAGGACGAGGCATACGTAAAAACGGCGGACGCAGCTTATGGCCGCATGGTCAACAATATGACAGCACAGGCCGACGCATACGCAGACAGGGAGAAATAATGTTTCATTCAGAAAAGATTGACCAGATCGCCGCAGCCTTAGTGAAGGCCCAAGGTGAAATCGTCCCAGCCACAAAAGAGAGCGAAAACCCGTTCTTTAAATCCAAATATGCCGATTTGGGGTCTGTCTGGCGAGCCTGTTCCACCGCCCTCCACAGTAACGGGATTGCCGTCATCCAAGGCGCAGAGCCTGGGGCGGGGGAGAACATGAAAGACGCGAGGAACTTCCTCTCCTGCACCCTGCTTCATTCATCGGGCCAGTGGATCAAGGGTGTGTTCCCCCTCGTTTCCGGCAAGCCTCTTGACCCGCAATCCATGGGTGCCGCCATCACTTATATGCGCCGCTATTCACTGGCCGCAATGGTGGGGATTACACAAGAGGACGACGACGGCAATTCCGCTATGCCCCGTGACGGATCGGAAATGGCGGGGGGCGCTGCATCGGTAGCAGCCGAACAGAAAAGAAGGAAAGCCCAGCCACCTGCACCACTGAACGAAACCGTCCAGCCCCTTGTTGATGAAATTTGGGAAACAACCGACTTGTCGGGGTTGGAGAAGTGGCAAGCAAAATCCAAGGATGAAATCGACAAGCTGAAAGAGGCCGACAAGAAAGAAGTCCGAACGGCCTATATGCAGAAACGGGAATCATTCAACAAGAAGGTAGCCGCATGAACATTTTTACTTTCACCGGACGGATCGGCAAGGACGCCGAAACCCGCACCACTCAAAACGGAACGAGCGTGACGTCTTTCTCCGTCGCTAATGACGTTGGTTGGGGTGACAACAAGAAAACCCTATGGATTGATTGCACTCTCTGGAAGGAACGCGGCGAGAAACTTTGCCAATACCTGAAAAAAGGAACGCCGGTCACGGTATCCGGTGAGGCCACGGTTCGCGCCTACACGAAAGACGGCGAAGCCAGGGGCGTTATCCAGGTCAGCGTCAGGGATATTGAATTGCAGGGCGGCAAGCAGGAACAGGCCAGCACCGGCCAAGGCCCTGCCCCGGCAGAATCCAACGACGATATTCCGTTCTAGCCTATGACCCTCCCCCCGAAAATACGAAAGCAACCCAAGAAGGAAAAACGGGTTAGATCGCCAGCCCATAGGAATTGGGTGAGACAACACTTCTGTTGCGTTCCTGAGTGTCACAGGGAGCCGATTGAAGCGGCCCATGTGAGAACGGGAACAGGTGGGGGAATGGGAATGAAGCCGGATGATTGCTGGGTTATCTCCCTTTGCCGGGATCACCACGGCGAGCAACACCGGATAGGCGAAAAACCTTTCGAGGAAAAATACCAGATCGACATGAAGGCATTAGCAATTGAGTTTGCCGACAAGTCCCCCCACCGGATGAAGCTGAGGAAAGCCGCGTGATTCCCTATCCAGACAGAACCCGCCCACCTGTTCTGGATTTTCTTAATGGGCGTTAATGGAGTGATTAAATGAGCGAAAAAAAAGAACCACTGCCTAGCATCGACCGCACTTCAAGCGGCCTGAGAGATGCGTTACTGGATGAAATCGACGCTATGAGGGCTGGCGAAAGCAACGCAACGCGAGCCAACGCGGTTGCAAAGCTGGCTAGTCAGGTCGTCGATACTGTCCGCATGGAAATGGAAGTCCAGCGCCATGCAGAAAAAGTTGCGGCGAGTGCAACCGCTATAGGCGACGCCAAGTTACCCACTGCGCTTGCCTTGGGCGTGGCAGCTTAACCATGGAACGCTCCCCCAAAGGCCCAGGATCATCGAAATACAATTACCGTCTTTCTGAGGCGGTAAGCATCATACGCCAGATGCGGAGTTTCCGGCACTTGCGGGGGAGCGTTTTTATCGCGATAAACCAGATCAAAGACGGGGAGTGGACTGATGGGAGATACAACTACTCCGTTGATGCGGAGTTGAGTGGCCTCGCCATTTCAAAACACATCCATGAAGAAATCCGGTTTAACGGTAAAGATTATATAGCAAATCGGGATTTTTTGCTGGCCGCTGTCAAAACAACAGCCTACGGCAAGCCTTTTGGTAGAGAAGATGAGCCATGGGAGGAGATTATTGAGAGCGACCTTGCGTGGCGCGACTACGCCGGGGAATACCCGTCGATTGAAGTCGTTATTAGAAAAAGACACTATCACTTATATGATTTGCTGCGCGGCCTTGCAAATGTTTATGGGGTATCCTGCTTCGTTTGCGGTGAGAAAACTTACTACAAACGGCAGCGCGACACTATGCGGGGATTTGGTGTGACCGGGCATGACGAGCTCGTGTCCCGGCTGTGCCAGTCATGCCACCGGAAGTTCTCAAAATTCCACAATCGAATACACGGCCATGGCGTTCCACATGGCGACGAAAAGACGGGGCTTCTTTGGCTCGCTAATATTGCACAAAAACAACCCGCTTGGCTGACGAGGAAAGCAGCATGAAAGCGGTTTTCGTAAAACAGTTGGGTTGCCTCCGTCCTGTCGATGAACAGGGAGAGGAAATGCTTTCCAAGATCAAGATGAATGGTCAGGTCACTGTTGAGGTGAAGAAGGCCCGCAACCCCAACCATCACCGTAAAATGTTCGCCCTGCTCAACACGGTTTATGAAAACACAGACGAAAGGTTCCCCTCCGTGGATGCGCTTTTAACTGTGGTGAAAATCATGGTCGGGCATTGCGACACGGTGATTGATAAGAACGGCAACCCTTTCTATTGCCCCAAATCAATCAACTTCGCCAGCATGGATCAAACTGCCTTTAACGAGTTTTACGACAAGTCCCTGGATGCCATCTGCAAAAGGATCATGCCCGGCACAACACGCGAAGAATTAGAGGGTGAGGTTCAGATAAAAACGGGACGGGCTGCATGAAGCCCTTTCTTCTCATATTCGGTTTTGCAATGGGGTCTTTCATGTCTCCGGGATACGGCCCCGAAGTTGAGATTATCGAGAGGGAAGTCTTTGTGATTATCGACCCCCCGCCCATTCCGAATGCCAGAATACCGCTAAGGGTAAACGGAAGTTATCCAGAGGGATTTTTTGAATGAACGCAGTTGAAAGATGGAAAGCTCTAACCAACGGAGAAAGCCTATCCGTATCACAAGTGATCGAGGCTGGCGACTTACTGGCCCGTGAACTGGAACAGGTTATCCAGGCTTGTGAGGCGTGTAATTCCAACTGTGGGAAATCCTCCCCCTCGCGGACAAACGAGACAAAGGCAGATGGATGATGAAAGCGCAGAAAAAGCCGTCAAATATGCCGCCGACCTCATGCGGAAGAATTACGAGGCAGTGGGGTTCCTACCTATCCCGCGCCTCCTGGGCTACGCCAAGGCGGGCCAGTTATGGCTTCAATACGAGAACGACGAACCCTGCGGGTATCTTGCCTTCGGCAACGGCTGGCCCGTCCTCAAGGTCTATCAATGCTGCATCCAGACAGATGCGAGGCGGGCGGAACACGCGGCTACGCTCATTCGCGCTCTTATCCAAGTCGGCCAGGATCGGGGCTGCCTATCCATTTCCCTTTGGTGCGCCGAGGATTTGGAAAGCAACCTTTTCTGGCGGGCAATGGGCTTCCGCCAGGTCGCAACACGGGATAACGGAAACCGCCGGGGGCGGCTTCATATCGGGTGGGAGTATCGCCTTGAAAACGACCTATTTTCGGGGCTTGCGGCCTAGTGCGGCCCCGTCCGTGAAACGAACGAACACGGAGGGCGGGGAATAATGCGCCGGATTTCCGAATATTGTTGAGGCGTTTTTCTCGTAATGGGCCGGTGAACGACCTCTTAAACCAGTCCCCTGGAAACAATCAGAAAAGCCAAATTGAATGCCTTGGGCTGATTTTCGAGAGTGAGGACGCGCGACGAGACCATTTTATAAAGCTGCTGACCGAGAAGCTGAAGGATCCCAATTTTCGGAACCAAGAAGGCTTTCCACAAGGCACCGACGAGGCGATTCTTGCGATGTCGGATCCACCCTACTACACGGCCTGCCCTAACCCGTGGCTCGAAGATTTCGTGAATCAGTACGGAACTCCCTACGGCTCGGCAGAGCAGTTTGCAAAAGAACCCTTCGCGTTTGACGTTAGTGAAGGAAGAAGCGGTATTTTTTACGATGCTCACAGCTACCATACAAAAGTTCCGCACAAAGCAATCATGCGCTACGTTCTTTATTATACAAAGCCTGGAGATTTGATTGCTGACACTTTCTGTGGAACCGGAATGACGGGAGTGGCCGCACAGTTGTGTGGCAATAGAAAAGCTGTCGAAGACTTAGGCTATCGCGTTGACGAAAAGGGAACAATTTTTGAACCTGTTCATATTGCAGGAAAGATTGAATGGCGCGAGTTTTCGAAACTTGGCGAAAGAAAAGCCCTTTTAAATGATTTGTCCCCCGCAGCTGCATTTATTGCAGCTAACTACAACTCCAAGATCAATGTCGCGCGCTTTAAGCAAGAGGCAACTCAACTACTCGATGACGCAGAACGAGAGTTAGGTTGGATATATGAAACCAATCACAGCAGCTCGACAATAAAGGGAAAAATTAACTACATCATCTGGTCAGACGTTTTCACATGTCCAGAATGCGCAGGTGAAATTATTTTCTGGAAATCGGCCGTTGATCATAAATCCGGCTCTGTTCGCGACCAGATTGATTGTCCTCACTGCTCGGCGGGAGTGACCAAGAGAACACTGGATCGTTGCTGGACAACCTTCAATGACCCAAAGCTCTCACGGCCCATCCAAATCGCGAAGCAAGTTCCGGTTCACATTAACTACTCAATTGGCAAAACTCGGTATGAAAAAGAGCCAGACGAAAACGATTTGGGCATTTCTGAGCGGTGTATGCAGGAGCTTGTTAAGTACGATTACCCCATCAAAGAATTGCCCGATGGTGAAAAAACTGGCGAACCTATCCGAATGGGCATAAATTTTGTCCATCACTTCTACACGCACCGCAATCTCTTGGCGCTGGCGTTTCTTCGAAAGCGCGCCGAAAACGGTGTGTATAGTAATGCCCTAAATTTTCTCATAAATTCCTACGACTTGACACACAGCACAATGATGAGCCGTGTGATATTCAAGGGAGGTGGGAAAAAGCCAGTTCTGACTGGATATCAATCGGGAACACTATATTTTTCCTCTCTTCCCGTTGAGAAAAACATCTTCGAGGGAATTCGCAAGCAAAAACTCAAAATTATAGTCGACTCGCTTGCGCTTGTTTCGTCGTCTCAAGCAATTCAGGCGAGCAGCGCAAGCCGCTTGAATGTTCCCGATTCATCAATTGACTATCTTTTCATAGACCCGCCATTTGGCGCGAACATAATGTACTCCGAGTTAAATTTTCTCGCCGAATCTTGGTCAGGTGTTATGACCAATACTTTATCGGAAGCAATTGAAAGCAGAACTCAAGGCAAAAGCCTCGACGATTATCGGCGCCTCATGAGCTCAAGTTTTGCAGAGGCATATCGAATACTGAAGCCTGGGCGTTGGATGACTGTAGAGTTCTCTAATACCAAAGCATCAGTTTGGAATAGCATACAAACGAGCCTACAGGAGGCGGGTTTCGTTGTGGCTAACGTTTCCGCTTTAAATAAGAAGCAAGGCAGCTTCAACGCGGTAAACAATAAGACTTCAGTCAAGCAAGACCTAGTCATTTCTGCCTACAAGCCAAATGGTGGACTTGAAGAACGTTTTATTAAATCTGGGGGCAGTGAAGAGTCAGCTTGGGACTTCGTGCGAACTCATTTGCGGGACCTTCCAGTCGTAAAATCAAGAGCAAATGAGCTCACCTACATTTCCGAACGTGATCCTAGAATCATTTTCGACCGAATGGTCGCTTGGTTTATTCGACATAATGTACCAGTGCCGCTCTCAAGCCATGACTTTCAGGAAGGCCTTCGCACGCTATTCTCAGAGCGTGACGGTATGGTTTTCCTGCCGGAACAGGTCACCGAGTACGATCGTAAGCGTGCGCATGCAACGCAAGCACCTCAGATAGAACTATTCGTTTCAGACGAGCGTTCGGCGATTGACTGGCTCATTGATTTCCTCAGCAAGCGCCCCTCGAGCTATCAAGACATTCACCCTGAGTTCACTACGCAGCTTGGCGCCGGATGGAAAAAACACGAGGAGAAGCCCGAACTTGCGGCACTCCTGGAGGACAATTTCCTACGCTACGACGGTAACCTAGACGTGCCAAACCAGATCCACAGCTACCTTTCTAGCAACTTTAAGGACCTGCGAGGACTGGAAAAGGACGACCCGCGTCTTAAGGCCAAAGCCAAGGACCGCTGGTACGTGCCCGACCCCACCAGGGACGCCATACCTTTGCCGACATCCTTATGGAGAAGGGCGCGTCATTGCGGGATTTAATGGATGCGGGGGGATGGGCAGACCAGAAGTCAGCCATGAGATACACAACCAAGCGTGTGGAGAGGGTGCGGAAGGCGATGGAGATACGATAGATGTAAAGGTTGAAATGCCGGGGTCTATGATCTGGGAGCCGCGTATCCGTCTGGTGATGCGTTCAGAAAACTCCCTTTGGAACTGAAGCAGGGTATCCCTTCATACATCAAGCAGAATGTGAATTTAGAACGGTTAGAGAATGTTAGATAGTGTCACCAAGAAACGCATAGACGACTTACGCAACATTCTGGTTGGGAAACTACCAAGTCCGCAGAGTCAGGTGGAACAAATCACCACAGGACTGATTTACAAGTTCATGTATGACATGGATGAGGACGCAGTCGAAATGGGTGGTGTTCCATCCTTCTTTGTTGGTGATTATGAGAAATACTCTTGGAAGCACTTATTTGACCCTAAATTAGGGGGTGCAGATAAGGTGCAACTCTACAGTGATGCGATTGAGAATATGTATACCAATCCATCTGCACCACCTTTGTTCAGAGAGATTTTTAAGAACTCATTTCTTCCATTCAAAGACCCCTCGACCCTCAATATGTTTTTGAAAGAGGTAAATGAGTTTCACTATTCTCATTCAGAAAAGTTGGGAGATGCATTTGAAGATCTTCTTTCCTCCATGGGGTCTCAAGGAGATGCAGGGCAGTTCAGAACACCACGGCACATAATCGACTTCATTGTTGAGTTGGTGAACCCACAGAAGAATGAAACCATCCTGGACCCAGCATGTGGCACAGCAGGTTTCTTGATTTCATCCTATAACCGCATTCTGTCTCAAAACACTGATAAAAAATTGGGTGACAAACTCAATGCATCAGAACGCAAACAAGTTGGTGACAATCTCGTTGGGTATGACATATCACCAGATATGACACGAATCTCTCTGGTGAATATGTATCTCCACCAGTTCGCAAGTCCTCAAATTCATGAATATGACACCCTATCATCTGAGGACAGGTGGAACGAATACTACGATGTGATTCTTGCAAATCCACCGTTCTTCTCACCTACTGGTGGCATCCAACCCCATTCACGATTTGGAGTGCAATCAACAAGGGCAGAGGTTCTGTTTGTCGATTACATCATGGAGCACCTTAAACCCAATGGTCGTGCAGGTATCGTTGTTCCAGAAGGTATCATTTTCCAAACAGGAACAGCATATAAAACACTGAGAAAGAAACTTGTTGAGGATTGTTTGGTGGGGGTGATTTCTCTTCCAGCAGGTGTATTTAAACCATACTCTGGTGTGAAAACATCAATCCTTATTTTGGATAAGGAACTCAATCAAAAGTCACACAACATCTTTTTTGCAAAAGTTGAGAATGATGGTTTCAGTCTTGGGGCACAAAGAACACCCATTTCGGCAAATGATTTACCAGATGTTCTATCGCAAATAACCGCATTTAGTGAAAGCAACGAATGTAATTTGCAAGTGGCAACAAAGGAGGAAGTCCTCACAAACAGAGATGTTTCACTGAATGGTGCAACATACAAAATTTCGGAGTTGACCAACTCAGATTACGAGATGGTTAGTATCGGCAATAAAGACTACTTTGAAGTTTTATCTGGTGGGACACCAAAGTCTGATGAAACCTCATACTGGAACGGTCAATTGAATTGGATTTCACTTGTCGATTTACCAGCATCAAATTTGATTACGCAGATTCATAACTCTGAACGCACTATTACTGAACTTGGATTAAAAAAGTCATCTGCAAAGATGATACCTGTGAACTCTGTGATTGTTTCTACTCGTGCAACAATTGGAAGAGTTGGGATTAACCGTATTCCGTTATCAACCAATCAAGGTTTCAAAAATATTGTCATTAAGGATGAGTCTCGTGTTTCTTGCGAATATCTCGCATACATGATGACTAACCTAACAAACCAGATGTTGGAGTTGGCAAGTGGAGGCACTTTCAAAGAAATTTCCAAAACCAACTTCGTGTCATTAAGTATTCCTCTTCCACCAATCGAAATACAGCAACAGATTGTCGATGAATTAGAGGGTTATCAGAAGATTATTGATGGGTGCAGACAGGTTGTTGAGAATTACAAACCAACCATCGACATTGACCCTTCATGGGAAACCAAGTCACTCGAAGAGATTAGTGAAGACTTCTCGAATGGTCTCAATTTTTCTAAAGAACAGGTAGGGCAAGGAAGTCGGTTCGTAAATGTAAAAGACCTCTTTAATCACAACATAATCGTTGAAGATAGTTCTTTGAAAAGAGTCCAAGTATCCGATAAGGAACTCTCAAAAAAACGATTAAAAAAGGGGGATGTTCTCTTTGTTCGGTCATCAGTCAAGTATGAGGGTGTGGGGTATACAGCAATAATTGACGAATTATCCGAAGATACTGTGTTTGCAGGTTCCATTATCAAAATGTCACCGAGTCTAAATATAGTTAATCCCTTCTACCTAGGGGCACTCCTGAGAACACCGACATATCGCAACATCATAGTCTCTTTAGGTAATCGTGTAACGATTACAAATATTTCTCAAGACAGCATTAAATCAATAAAGGTTCCTGTCCCATCACTAGAAGAGCAAAATAAAATAGTGTCTGGTCTCAAAGAGGAAATGACATTTATTGAGGGTAATCGAACATTGATGGAATCATTCTCCCAAAAAATCCAAGACAGGATTAGCAAGGTTTGGGGTGAATAAAGTTCGATAAACCTTACGGTGTCTCTATTGCATTTATAGATTAGGGAACACCGTCAGTTTTAAGGGGGGGATTTGGTTGAACTTCGCGCCGTGAAGCCGGGGAAGTATCAGGGCCGTTGGATTGCCGAGGTCTGGCACAACGGAATCAACCTGTCTGAAGCCCTTAAATCAGAGGGGCTAGGCAGGGATTATCGCGGGGGGAAACGAAAGGGGTGGTGTGACTAGCGGCAGAACTCGTCCATAGCCATATTATGACTGACGATCTGCTCTGCTGTTCGCCGTGTTAGGTCATCATCCTCACTTGGGTTAATCTTCTTTACCCAACCGCACCCTGTCCCGTGCGCGGAGCATCCGCTTAAGACGATCCCGCAAATCAGTATCAGACATGCCAGATACCTTCTCGTCGATTTCGTTCCGCCTGTTTGCGTGTTCTGATTCATCCTCAGCTATATCCTTTTCCGCCTCGGCTCTCCCCCAAGCCTTGAGCGCATAGACCAGCGCACCAAGGGCAAGGGACAGAAGGCCAAAGAACAGCCAAGCCATTAGTCTTGTGTGATAGCGGCAACAAGGCCAGCCACGGCAACCCCAGCCGACACGATAGCGGCGGTCTGTTCGGGGCTAATGCCGACACCTATCGCTGTAAGGGCTGAAACAAGGCCCATCCAGGTAGAGCGTTCGCTTAAGCGATCAAGAATCCAGTCCATCATCTTCTTTTTCCTTTATTGTGCGTAAAATATGGCCCCTTGTGCAAATCGACGGGGGTTCGGCGGGTATTGAACAGCCAACCTCAGTAACCACGGCGGCGGCTATGGTGGCAGCACAACCACCAACCAAAACGACAACCGCCCCCACGGTGAATATGAGGGCGATAGGTCCAACCAATGCGTATTTGATTAAGTGCTTCAGCATTTCAGCACCTTCCGTTTTTTAATCTGTGTCTTGGGTATGGTTATCTCCCCAAATCCCATATCCCTGTCCATGTGAGGGCAGAGAGTTATGTGGGCGGGGGTTTCGGATAAAAGCCACCCCACCGATTGAATAAGCGGCAGGGTTTGTTTTTTTAAATCAGTAAGGGGCGTCCAGTCTGGAGAGCCACCCACAGCGTCGATCCAGTCAATGAGGAGGAGTTTCACTTGCTTTTTATCCAATTTTCGGCCATAATCTCCACGTTGCTGCTTAGGCTTCTAATCTGCGAAAGGATTAAAAATGTCACACTTTACCCCCGAAGAAATGATCGCCCACGCTAAGGCTTGGATAGCCGCCGATGCACATCGCATGGCAAGCAGGCCCGACGGATACCCAAAAGCCGCATGGCGGGAGGCTAACCCGATAAGCCTGCCAAACTCATTTGAAGCCGAGGACTTGAATTACAAAACACGGCCATCGCGGGTTCTCTCTTTCGACTGCAACGGAACGCCATACGATTTATGGGTGTGGCGACTCGGGAAATCCCCCCAATGTATTGAACGGATTAACCTTCGCGGCCCGGATGCGTCGGAGCGTTTGGCTCGGTATTATTCAAAGGAATCCAAATAGGCTTTCTTAATTAAGGCAATAACTTCTGCCGGGGATTCGTTGCCTTGCAAAATAATCTCGTCATTCCAGCGGGGGCCACCATAGTTTTCCCTGGCATACATTCGCTGGAGCGTTTCCGGCAATTCATGGTCTGAAATGCGGATTTCGAAATCTCCGTTTGGAGAAACTAGATAACGGCTGGACATGCGCCCGGAGTTTCCCTTGGAGGCATGGCGCATAGTCCACCCCTCTTTCTTGAGAATGCGGGGGGCTGCTTCCATGTTTGCCCTGTTAATGGCCTGGGATGCACCATAACCACCCATTACGCCACGCCGCACATCTTCTGCAAATTTATTATTCCAAAGCGGGCCTATAATAGAGTCCGCCTTTCTTTCCCTTCTTATGTCGTCAAGTCGGCTCGACCTCCAACGCCTACTCAACTCCAAAGGGTCGAGGGATGGATTATAAGGCTTGTTATTTGAGCGCTGCTGCTGCTTCAGCATTATATTGTCAAATTCTTCAGCAATATCGCTTGAAGGCCCATCAAAAACTCCCTCACGCCTCAAAGTCTTGGCTGCGGTTTTGGGGTTAATTACGCCCCTTTTCCCCTCTTTAGCCAAAAGCCCCAAAGCCTTGGGATGGATCGCCCCACCCATAGCCAACGAGCCAACTGGCGCACTTGCCGCACCAAACGCACCACCAAGCCCCGCGACACCAAAAGCCGAACGCCTTGCCCCTTCTTCCATCGGGACTTGTCCAGTAACGGATTCCTCGTATGCCTTCACAGGATCGGCCAGCATTTGCGCGACCAGCCCACCCCACAGTTTTGCGGTATCCTTGACCGAAAGATTATCATCGGCGTTCCACGGCATTTCCGGGGCGCTCTTTGCGCCTTTCAGCCATGAAACCAACTGTTGATCGTAAAGGGACTGCATAAGCGGCGTTTGACGCATGTATTCAACGGGATCGTGGCCCTTGTAATACTCCCCCTGAATTAACGCTTTCGCCAGCTTGTTATCAGGAGGCGGCCCCTGCCTTGCCTGATCCATGAGGTTCCGCGCAAGCCGCCGCGTGATTTCACTCACTAATCAATATCCTTGTAAAACTTATGCCCCCCAATGATCCGGTTCGGCATTTTGCCCTTGGCCCATTTGGGATGAGAATTGATGGTGCAGTAATGTGTCGCTGCGTCCGTCGGGTCAGGGGTTATCCCCGCCATGCAGAAGGCAGCTATCTTGACGCACCTTCGGAACTGTTTATCTGTCGGGCCGACAAGATGGAGTTTGGCCCTGTTCGGGTCGTTGGGGAGCCAACAAGAGAACTGCCAAGCCTTCAAACAGACGGAGCGAATATCGTGGTCTGGTTCGCTCCACCAGCCGGGACGACTAACCCGGTTTAAAATCACATGGGCGCAAGCTGCTACCCCCTCGTCTGATTCGCCTCTGGCCTCTCCATATAGGGTCTGACCAAAAACCTTCATGTCGTCATGGTTCATTTAATTTGTTTCACCAAGTCCTTTATCATGTTGATTTGTTGCTGTTTGGTGATGGGGATTTCCTCCAGCACGGCATGGTTACGGGCGATAACCAGACGGAAATCCTCTCCGTCACCTGAGAAGAAAGCAAGGGGCTTCATACGTGGATCACCTCCCCCCGGAATGTCGCCATGTTTTCCTTCGTTACATGCACGACTTCCGGCCACAGCAATTCTCCGTCCTTGAATGTTAAAACAGCAAAGCCGCTTATCCAGTTTTTCGGGTTGTCCTCGGTGTAATCCACGAATTGAGGGCCGTCAGGCTCCGCGAGAGTCCCGCAATCAACACCCCACCTTGTTCCCGTGTAGTCCGTCCAGGGGGTGACTTTCAGGGAGTGCAGGTGGCCCGTGACCATCGACTTGCCGGAAGAAAGCGCGTTGTTGTGGGTGGCGTGAACCCCACCCTTGAAGCGATGTTTTATGACCACTTCATTGTTGATCCAGACAGACCAGCACGGCTCCCAATAAGGGAAATGGTCCTTCAGATGAACGCCATGAATCTTGGCGTATTCCGGGGCGACATTCGCCAGTCTGGTTTCAAATCGCCCGTCATGGTTTCCGAGCGTCCAGATGCGTTGTGCTTTCGGGGCGGCTTGTTGAATTTCATTTAGGCGGTCTTGGCAGGATTCCAGTTCTTCAATCAGGGCGGGCTTATCTTCCCACCCGATTGAGGGGTGCCTTGAGACTGTCGCACCATCGAGAACATCACCATTCATAATAACGGCGCGGGGGTTTAACTCACTTGCAAACCTGACGAAAGCCCTGTGAGCAGTAGATATTTCTCCCGGCCAGTAATGGGCGTCTGACCCGATGAGAACCGTCCCGTTTTTTATGGTCAGGGGTTGCCTTGCCGGGTGTTCAATTCCTGTGCGGGTGGTGTCGTTTGGCCCCTTGATCTGGATTGAAAGTTTCTTTTCCAGGTTGGCCCGCCTGGAATAGACATTACGGACATTTAGTTTAAGGTGGTCCGCTAAAGCCTGCGCCCCAACCTTCCTGAAAAGGTCAATAAATTCCTCGTCCGAACATGCGGCCTTTGTCATACAAAGCCCTTTCGGTTGTTAATCCGTTTTTCGCCACTCTTTGAATGTGATATGCAGGCGCAACGCCAAGAGGAAAACGCCGCCGATTAGAAGAATGGCTTGCAGAGTTGGCTCAAGGTATTGCCACCACATCGGGCTTGATATGGCACCGCTTCCCAAAGAAACATCCGTGGCTGTTTTGTGCTGTTCAATAAACTGCTCCACCCTAATCACGCCCCCCGCCCCCCACTCGCGGCCTGATCCCAAATCTGTCTCGGGAAGGGACGCCCGGCGAAATAGCACCCGTCCTTAAAGAGCAAAACCATGACACTTTCAGCGGTTCCATAGGTTCCGTTGTTAAAGGTAATCATGCCTGTTGCCTTGGGGACGCTTTCCCCCAGAACATCGGCTAAAGCCTGGGTGAGAACCTTGGTCATGCTCTCTGTATAAACGTCCACATTCCCCCTCGGGTCTGCGTGAATATGCTCCAAGGCCCGGTCTATGTCGGAATCACTCACCCCGGTTATGGGCTGTTCGTCCATGAGTTTTGCCCGCATGATTTCCTTCATAACCGCCTCTCGGGCTATGCGGTCGTTTTCAATGTCCTGTCGGGCTTGTGCCGCAACATCCTCGATCCTCTCACACTCCGCAGAAGCAGAAAGCGGACACAAAAAAACCACCGCAAAAAGGGTGGCAAGCAAAACTCTCATGTGATGTTCCTTTTATGCAGCGTATTCCGTAACGGTGAGCGTGGTCGC